GGCCGTCTGTGTGGCCATATGATGATAGTAAGAGGTAAGAGAGTAATCAATATACCTCTGATAAGACCGATATTTGATCTGTATAGATGGTTATATGGCTCAAAGCTAAAGTCGTTGTTCTATAGTAGTGAAAACGATCTTTCCAGTATAAAAAATATCCAAGGAAAAAATTTCAATAAAGTAGTTAAGAAAAGCGTTTCCAGTCTGGAGATGTAAATTCTAGTGAGGCCTGTATAGTGTGTATAGTAAATGAGTAATTATAGTTTAGCCAAAAACTTTCCAGCTTAAGCGGGCTGGCTCTATGGGTTAAGGTCTATGGTATTACCTCTGTGTATCACTGCACCTGTTGTGTTGCTTGTCTTCGTGCCTTCTATTGTTTCTGTTGTATTGCCGGCCACTGATACGGTGTAGTTACCACCCACCTTTAGATTGTAGTCACCACCTGCGTTCATGTTTATACGGCCATCAATGGTGTTTAGGTTAATGTCACCTTTGTCCACTTGTATGTTTACGTTGGCGTTTGGCCCTATTTGTATATCGTAGTGGTTATCGGTGCCACCATCTTTGTTAATGTAAATCTTATGACGGCCACCTATGGTAATATCTGAGTTGCCTTCAATTAAATGTTGTGCAAGGCCACTCGTTAGGTTGTAATGAGCGCCTTTGATAATTTCTATTTTGTTACCGTCTTTGTCTATTTCATATGAGGTGCCTGTTCGGTGTGCCTCGTAGATTCGTTCATTGGCGGCCGTATCATCAAATTCTTTTATGTGGCCACTCTCACTCTCGTAAACATGATTATATGGGTAACTTGCATTGTACGGTATTTCTGGTTGATTCCATGTGTCACCATCTGACGCAGCCGTTGTAGTACCATCGGCCAGCACCATTGCGTTGTAATCGGCTGTCGGGACACCAGTGACCCTTGTTGCCTTTCGTAATTCTAAACCTAAATGAGGATTATCTTCCGAATTAACGGCCAATCTATTGACATCTGGCTCGTTTTTATATTTCGGATAAATGCCGTTTGGATCATAAAAACCTTTTGAAGTATCGGCCAACTCAATAGGATTACCAGGTAAACTACCCATAATGACAGGCTCTTGTCGGCTGCCACCATCTTTGAAGTAACCAAACACCCAACTCCCTTCAAGTAAACCTAACGGAGATTGGCCAACTCCACTAATACCACTAGAAGTAATAGGCAACACACATAAACACCAAGGTAAATCGGCCGTTGGTAATATTGTTTTGTCCTCTGTGTGATGGCCAAGTATTCTGACCTTTACACGGCCTGCATAGAGAGGGTCTTGTCTATCTTCGACAACGCCGTTAAACCAGATAAAGCCGTTATATCCTAAAAAGTTTTCGTTCATAAGTTTTTTCTTTCGTTAGCTCGCCCTTTAATAAGCGCTCACTATACGCTTTATTTGCCTATTTATCGCAAACTCACGCAAGGCCTTTCCTCTGTTTATTTTGTTCATTATCCCTTATTCCGTCTAGTAAATACCATACGCAAACAGTCCTTTATCTCATTCTTTAGGCCACTCATTCCTTTATAGAAATAAGCATACTTACATTGGTAATACAGTTCTTCAAGTCTATTTTTTAGTTTCATTGGTCTTTTCCTCATATAATTGTATGTTTGTCTTCTCATAGGCCTTATCAATGGCCGTTTCACACATACCACAGCATTGGTCATTATCACAGTTTCTATGTATTAACTTGTCTATGGCCGTTTTGATTAGGTTTAATAGTTTTTTCATATATGCTGGGAGCCGTCGGAAATTCTACTTAAAGCTTTGACTAAAAGAGTCTAGTAGTATTTCGTCTAGTTCGTAAACGTCTATAATTCCTTCTTGTTTCTTTTCTCTATTGATAAATGTATCGTTGGCCTCTGATGGATAACTGACCCTTACTGCGTCTTTCATACATTCTAATATCATTATGTGTTTCTTTGTTGCCTGGTTCACCATATGTCTTAATGAAGTGACAAGGTATCTTCCACTTAAATAACGGTCATTGTCTTTTTGTTCACCTGCGACTCTAGGCTCATAACTAGGCATTTCAAAGGTAATGACATCACCTGCTTGAATACCAGTAAATCCGTTCACTGTAATTTCTAGTTTTAATGATGTAAAGGCCATTCTTTGACTTAATCTACGTTGTAGTATTTCATTAGGATTCGGGTCTGTTATATCGCCATGTGTTTTTGATGTGTTATTCATTAGATACACTGTACCATCAGGATATTCTGCTAAAGTCTTGCCATCTCTTACATATTGTGGTAATATGGACTTTGTATTTTCTTTACCACCAAAACGATCGGTTTCTGTATGGATACTTTCTTCGTATTCGTTTTCGTAATTGTATTCATTGATATTGGTCGTCTTATAAAACTGGTCATGCGTAATGAGTTTACTTGCATAGACACCGTTACGCAAGTTCTTTAATTGGTCAAATTGATCTACAATTTTATACTTGATTGCAATTTGCATTTCATTTTTTATATCGGTTTCACCTTTATCATCTGTTATATTAGATACTTTTGGTCTAAACCTTGCAACAGCTGGCCTTGCTGTATTGGCCTCTACGGCCAACATGGATTCAAGTGACTTGTAATTAAATCCTCTACTTGTTTCATAGAAATAATAACCTGCGTTGTAAAACTTAGATGATACGGTGTTTTTAGATATTTGTTCTATTGCCTGATAAGGTTTGTTTCTTGTAAATACATGTTTATGTAAACCTATTGATGGTTCATAATAGAATTGTTTGTTAGAGCCTAAATGACTTGGATTTTTTACTATGTCTGCGACCATAAAATCGTAGGTGTTGGTGTTTGCGTGTGTCAATGATTTTAATTCATTGTCGATCATTTCTTTACTGCAAAAATGTAAAATGTATGCCTGTTGTCTAGGCCCCGTTGCAGCTCTGTTTGATATTTTGTACACATACATTGGATGACCTGTTTCTTCACTAAAGTTATAACCAAAAGGACTTGACGGTGTGTATAATTTAAATTCTATTCTTTCATTGCCTGTTAAGGGTAAATTACCTACAATGTTTTGTGTATCAACAATAAAAAGGTTGCCAGAAAGAGATTTACTGTATATACTTTCAAATATGTTTGTTTCTGCGACCAGTGACCCTATGTCTATCTTATCAGGTGCTGAGTTTTCTGTGCCTGATCTATAAGATACTAATTTTATGTCTGTAAGGTAATATTGACCTGCTCTTGTGAGTACACTAGAATCCAGTGTGTCGTATAAATTCATTACTATTCCCCAATTAGGTTTTCAAATTCTTCTAATAATATTGGCAAATAAGCCGCATTTAAAAGTCTTATTTGTCTTTTCTTATCTTGTTCTCTTTCTTCATATTGTCTGTTTGTAACAGCAACTGCACCAGCGGCGTCTGAATTAACTTCTACTTTGTGTGTATTGTCACTAGGACCATCACTAGATTGTTTACCACTTGATTGTGTTATCTCATAATGATGTACACCATCTGGATTTGCGTATTTGTCTTTTATATACTGGTCAAACTCATAAGTCGATAAAGGCCAACCATAATATCTATCTGTAATATTATTTGTCATCAATATTACCCAATGATAATAAGGGCTACCAAAATGTTTAGTAGATGTAATCTCTGGTGTTTCGTTTTCTTGTACGTCATATAGATCATACAAACTTACTTCATCTATAACTTTTGATTTGACTTTTACTCTACGCATTAAATCAGTTACAACTTTTTCATTGCCTGAATTGTCTATGTCGTATGTGCCTTTAGGAAAATAAGAGAAAAACATTACTAAAATCCTCTTGCGATAGTTTGTTTGGTCATAATCTCTGTTTCAGCAAATGTTAAACCCATTTTCTGCATTACAGGAGCTGCACCAAAATTATCACCTGCAAATGTACTAAACACTGATTCATCACCATGCGTTAAGTCCATGTTTTTTAAAACACACTTGCTAATTCTTGGTATATACATGTTTCTTCTATCTAAGTACATAAATGTTAATTGAAATTGTGATGGTACAATAAAGTCATTCATCACACCTAATTCGGGGTGCATATGTAATTTAAGTAAATTTATAATTTTTCTACTACTATCTAACTCTACTCTATTTTTAGGTGCAAACTCAAAGTTATAAGTAAACTCTCTCATTGGTACACCTTTAAACACCATTTCTAAATTATTATTAAATGCTTTACCTGTTGTTTTAGATATTGCACCTTTTAGATCACCTGCGCCAGGTATTAATGAAGTTATCATTGCACCTGCTTCAGCACCAATCTTTGCCATTATTTCACCTGATCTTGCGGCTAAGTCTGCAAAACTTTTGGCACCTAAAGCGTCACCTAACATTCCTGTTTCAACGCCTTCGTGGTTTACCATGTAAGTTGTTTTCATTCCTGGTGGTGTGTATAAAACTATTGTGTCTGAAACTCTTGTATGTCTATCACCAACAAAACCTGAGTTAATACCAGATGATGGTTGCGTAATTCTTTCTTCGTAACCTGTTGCTGATCTTACACCCTTAACATATTTTTTTTTCTTAACACCTTTTTGTAATTTTGCAGCTTTACTATCTGCACCTAAAGCTTTTAAACCTTTAACAACACCTTTTCTCATGTATTGTCCTAAATCTGAAGCGATTGTAGATGTTTCTAATATGTCTATGATTATATAATGACCTGAGTTTAGTGCCATTACATTTTCTGGATAATGTACTTGACCATAAGAATAGAAGTTGCCTCTCATATGGCCAGTTTGATTTGTTTCGTATATCTCTAGTGGAGATTTTTGTAAGATGTTTTTAGCAGCCTTATTAACTGCCATCTTATTTGTTGCTTTACTTATTAAAGCGTCAGCAATATTATTACCTGTCGAGCCTACATTACTCAACAAGTTACTAAGATTGTTCTGGATAAGGTTACTTATTTTGCTCATAAATACTAGTATGTTTAGTAATATTTATAAGTGATATTAAGATGGCCTACAAAGGAATTTACAAACCCACAAATCCAAAGAAATACGCTGGTGACCCTAATAAGATAGTATATCGTTCAAATTGGGAGAGGCGTGTGATGAAATACCTTGATAATAATGTTAATGTGACAGCATGGGCAAGTGAAGAAATTAAGATACCCTATAGATCACCAATAGATTATAGAGTTCATCATTACTTTCCTGACTTCATATTTAAGTTAAAAGATGGTCGTAAGTTTATGGTTGAAGTAAAACCATATAAACAATGTTTCCCACCAAAGCCAGGTAAGAGAAAAGGTCGTGCTTTTATGCGTGAACAATTAGAATATGTAAAGAACCAAGCTAAATGGAAAGCTGCCAGAGCCTATTGTGAACATAATGATTTAGAGTTTAAGATATTTACTGAAAAAGAAATAGGCGTCTATAACTAAGCATAAATATATCCAAATGGCAACAAGTATATTAGAACCTATTGTTAATAAACAAGGCAGTGTTATAAAGTCAGCAAATTGGTATCGAAATGCGATTACTACAATGGGTGCTGGAGTAACAGCAGCCAAGTTGATGAGAAGTGGTAAACTTACTCAAAGACCAAATGTAGGATTATTAAACATGTTTTTTTATGATCCTAAATTTAAACAGACTTTACCATTGTATGATAGATTTCCTCTTGTATTACCACTTGATAGTATGCCTGGTGGTTTTATAGGACTTAACTTTCACTATTTAAGACCTGGTACAAGATTTAGATTATTAGAACAATTACAACAATACGCAACGAATAATAAAATGGATAGAACAACAAGATTAGATGTTAGTTATAATAGAGTAAAAAATTTAACTATATTAAGACCTGCTGTTAAAAAATATTTGTATAACCATGTTCGTTCTAATTTTTTAAAAATAGATTTAACAGAAGCTGCAACAGCAGTATTCTTACCAGTACAACAATTTAAAAAAGGACAACCTTACTAATGGCAATTTTAAGAGGCGGTAGAAGAATTGGTGGTTTTGATATTAGACTTGGTATTCCTAGAGATAGAAGTTTAGAGAATGTTGAAAATGATCCTAGATTTAGACAACAAGCAGGTGGTAACAGACAATCAAACTTAGGTAGATTTCAAGCCTATGTTAATGAAGCAGAGGGTTTTGCTCGTAAAGCTAGGTTCTATGTAGAGTTTCAATTACCAAGGTCTGAGGGTAGTCCTATTAACCCAGCAAATGCTTCATCTTTTGCGACAGGTGGTGATTTATTTAATGGTATTACAACTGATGGACAAAACATAGCTTCATCATCATTACAAGAAAGTCAAAGTTTTCCTAGTCAAGCACAAATGCAAAGTGTTCAAACTTCAAAGCAAAGACGAGTTAATGCTTTCTGTACTGCAATTCAAATGCCTGAAAGAACAATGGTAAATAAAGAAGTAAGACACCATGGTCCAGCATTTAAACCAGTTTTCGATTTCACTACAGGTGAGATCACTGCTACATTTATGGCAGACAAGTTTTTAAGAGAGAGATCATATTTTGAAATGTGGCAATCAGCAATCTTTAGTGGTGATACATTTAATTACAACTTCTATGACAATTATGTATCTGATTTAAACATTTTTCAATTAGGACAATATGCTGGTAGAGGTGACCGTGATGATGTTACTTATGCCGTATTATTAAAAGAATGTTATCCTAAAACAATCAGTTCAGTAGAATATTCTAATGACGAAAATATTGTACAAACATTTACAGTGACCTTTGCGTTTAGAAATTGGTTAAACTATTTCTTAACTAAAGATGGCAACTTTAATGTTGGTAAAGCTGAGTTTGCTGATTATGAAATTAAGCAAACACCTATGAATGGTCTATTATCAAAATTACCACCTGAGTTAAGACGAGCTGGTAAAGATGTAATAGAAGGATTAAAACGAAGAATACCTATTGGTGGTATTACAGGTGGTCGTGTGTTTCCTCCGTTTGGAAATTTCCCACCTTTAAAATTATAATTATATTAATAAGGAGATAAATTATGTTACCAAAAGTGGAAGTACCAACTTATGAGTTGACACTACCATCCGAAGACAGAAAGATTAAGTTTAGACCCTTTCTTGTCAAGGAAGAAAAGATTTTATATGTTGCACAGGAAACTGGCGACAATAAACAAATGGTTCAAGCATTGAAAGATGTAGTAAGTGCTTGTACTTTTGAATTGTTAAATATAGATAATTTGCCTATCTTTGATGTAGAATATATTTTTTTACAACTAAGAGCAAAGTCTGTATCTGAAATTGCTAAATTTAGAACAATCTGTCCAGATGATGGCAAAACATATGTCGAAACTGAATTAGATTTAACAAAGGTTGAGGTTCAAGTTGATGATGGCCATAGTAATAGAGTTATCATTGATAAGGATAGAAATTTAGGAATGGTATTAAGATACCCGACTTTGAAGAATTATGATATACAAGATAGTAAAGTTGATACTAATAACATGGATAATGTTTTTTCAATTTTAGTAGATAGTATAGATCATATTTTTGAAGGTGATAAGATTTATCCAGCTAAGGATAGTTCTAAAGATGAGTTAAAAGAGTTTATTGAAAATCTACCACAAGATAGTTTCAGTAAAATCAAAACTTTCTTTGATACTATGCCTAAGTTAAAACATGAATTAATGATAACCAACCCTAAGACGGAAGTTGAAAGTAAGGTTGTGTTGTCTGGCGTAGCAGATTTTTTCGGATTAGCCTCTCCCACTCAACCTTAGAGGCCTATTTCGAAACCAATTTTTCGTTAATGCAACATCATAAATATTCATTAACAGAAATTGAGAGTATGTTACCATGGGAACGGGACATCTATGTTATGTTATTAGTAAACTATATTAAAGAAGAAAAAGAAAAGAGAAGTAGGGAGAAAATGTAATGGACAAAGACGTTAAGGTATCGCAACCAAATCAAAAGATCAAAGTTGATTTAGAGGTAGATACTTCTATTAAAGATTTAGGTGTAAACCCTTATGCTAAAATTGTACACTTGGCAAGAGCTGTTGATAGTTGGAGAATATTCCCTAGAATATTCATATCAACTTACATATTCTTGTTATACAAAGTAGTAATTTGGTATATGGACTTACAAGCACCTACAATGGAACAATCAGGCTTAGTATCAATTGTTGTTGGTGCTGGTGCAGCTTGGTTTGGTTTATATACAGGTAG